AAAATCAAAATCAAAATCAAAATCAAAATCAAAATCAAAATCTGTAAATTATGATGATAACCCATTTATGTATGAAAGTTCAAAATCAAAATCAAAATCAAAATCAAAAACAAATGAAACACAAATTGCTTTAAATTTTTCATATGGTGGTCTTTCACTATTTAAATTATTAAGTGGAAAAAAACCTATAGAGAAAAATATAGATAATTTAAAAAAATATTTAATTGGTTTAACTAATATACTTCAAGGAATTAAGATACTTCAAAAAAACAACATATATCATTGTGATATAAAACCAAATAATATAGTATTTGATGAACCCACGCAAAAATTTAAACTAATTGATTTTGATTCAAGTATTATTCATATTGATAATATTAGTGATGATAATTTATCAAATTATCATTCAAATCAATTAACACCATTATATAGTCCTCCTGAATTTAATTTTCTGAAATTTCATCAGAAAGAAATCAATACTATTTTTAGAATATTAGATATTAAAGAATTATCTTTTTCTGATACTGATGGAGAAGAATTAAGAGAAAAAATTAGAGGTAAAGATATAACACAATCCGAGTTAGATAAATTAAATATGATGTATAAAAGTTTTGATATATGGTCATTTGGTATGACATTATATTATATATATAAATATTTCGAGTCTGTATTGGTATTGAAACATGATATGAACCAAAAAATAAAATCAATTATTAAACAATTTCTTGTATCCGATTATAAAACACGACTGGGTCTTGATAATGCATTAAGTATTTATTCTGGATTTATAAGCAGTCTAAAAGAACCATTAGCTTCAACAACCAGAGGTGGAAATATTTTTAAAAAACGTACTACTCGTAAAAGAAGTACTACTCGTAAAAGAAGTACTACTCGTAAAAGAAGTACTACTCGTAATAAATTATATCATACATAAAATCCCTAATATATTTTTGTATAATATATTAAGTTATAGTATATAAATGAGTATGATTGTTTTTGATAATATGAAAGTAATGCATTGCTTTCAGTTTTTCTTAACTATAACATTAATTATAGGATTTTATATGTTATACCGATCACTTTATAACAAGAATTATAAAGATATTAGTTGTTGGCGGTTTCCAATGCTATTAGCAATTTTACTAGAAACATTTACATAAAGAAAACATTAAATACATATAAAGATAATTTAATTACTAAATATTAATTAAGTTATATAAAATGAATGAGAATACAAGCGCATCTCAAATAGAATTAGATAAAAAATTACATAATGATTTAGATATGTTAATTAAAAAACATAGACCAAATGAGTATGTTTTTAAAAGACTAATTAATTACATAGAACATCTATTGCCGGTTGCATTAGACAATGATACGGAAACACAAAAACAACGAGAAGAGAGAAAAAATCAACTAAGTGCTAATCGGGATGAATTTACAAATCGTTTTTTAGAGAAAAATAAATATTTTTATAGTCAACAAACCGAGATATTTTTACATTATGACGGACAACACTTTGTCATTATCAATGAAGATGATATTCAACACCAAATTTTAACAACAATATCATCTGAAAAATGTTTGCGTGAATGGAAATATAAAGTAAATAAAAATATTATAAAAAGGATAAAAGAACGTTCCCCATTGAATGCTATTCCAGAATCAGTAACAATACAAAATGTAATTAATGCTTTATGTCCTCACATTTTCCCATCAAGAAATCATGTTAAATATTTTCTTACTATTATAGGCGAATGCCTTTCCCTTGATAATAAAACAAATGAGTTAATTTATATATTCCCACCGGCCTTGAAAGATATTATAAGAGAGATTGGAAATCAATGTTATACCTATTTTGGATTGCCGAATATATTTGGTAATATTAAATTTAAATATTACGACCATAGTTATAAAGATTGTAGATTACTTTCAATTGAACGAACTTATGGACGTAAAAAAATAGCAATCCCCTTATTGCTGGAAAAACATATGCTTGATTTTTTGTGCGTATCTGCTCATTATGCTACTCGTTATGGTTCGTCAGATATTTTTTTAAATCATTGTACTGACACTCATCTAGTAGACCATTCATTATTTTTATCCAAAAATACATCGGAAAATATAGTAACAACATTTATTGAAAAGTCATTGACGACGTGTGTATCTTCAACAATAGATATAAAAAATATGAATTTCTTATGGAAAAAATTCTTGGATGATTTATTTATACCCAATATTATTTTTTATGAGGCATTGAAAGCTATTTTAAAACAGAAAATAAAATACGATGAAACAAGTGATTGTTTCGTGGGTGTTACAAGTATTCACTTACCAATTGTCTCTCAATTTATTAAATTCTGGGATGAAACAATGATTGAGTGTAATGATGATAATGAAGAAAGTGAATGTGAATTAGAATTAGACGAGATTAGTGTTTTATTTAAACATTGGTCAACTACAAATAAAATAAATAATAAAATGATAAATGATGCGCTTATAATAGATCTTATACAACATTTTTACCCTGACGTAGAAATCGAAAATAACAAATATATATTAAATATAAGGTCAAAGATATGGAATAAATATTCTGAAGTAATAAATGCGTTGAAGATATACAATGAAAAAAAAGAGAAAGTGATTAAAGATGATATATACGAAGTATCCTCATATAATTCAACATATGATACATATGAGTATTATACATCTCAAAACAAAAACAAATATAATTTATTAGTAAGTAAACGATATTTCGAGAAGGTTGCTAAAGAAACAATAGAAAATGATATATTATGATGAACTAAATTGATAATAAAAAATAAAAGTAATAATTAATTTTTATTATTATAAATTGTATATTTACTTGCGAGATTTACGCGTTTTGCGAGTTTTGCGCGCCTTGTTATTAGTCGTAGAGTTTTTAATAAACCCAAATTGACCTTTCTTCGTTAAATAACCAGCCTTAACTAAACGTTTTTCGTTTTTGGCGGTAGTGTGTTTACGCTTAGAAACAATGCGACCATTCTTGTTCATCATCAAATTGTTCTTAGTTAAATTTCCAGAAGTCTTGTGCGCAGTACCATGCCACACTTGTGCACGAGAACCTTCTAATTTTTCGTATTTATGTCCGTTGATATGGTACATACCATCAGCAGCCTTCATATGTTTTTTAACCATTTATATATGTAGTTGAGAAAATATAAATTTTTATAAGGTAGTTAAAAGTCAATATTTATTGAAACTACTAAATATAAATATAAATATATATCAAATATCAAATATCAAATATCAAATATCAAATATCAAATATCAAATATCAAATATCAAATATCAAATATTGAATAGTTAATTAAAATCTATTTCTTGGAGGAGCAATACATATTCCATTATTATTTGCATTTGGATTATTTGCATTTGGATTAGATATATATACCATCTGTCCATATCTAGAACCATTATATCTAACTATTTCAGAATAACGCATTGCGCGAGTTTTACTAGAATTATTCATATTTCCATTAAATTGTTGATTATTTATAGCCAAAGCAGGTTTTTTACAAATATATAAACAATCTTGATTTGTAGATGTAGGCATGTTTAATGATATATATGTATATAAATTTATTTAACCGCGTAAATTTTATTATCAGTAGCACTAATATAAATTGTGCCATCACTACCTAATATTGGTGGTGTTAAACGCGATTTACTAGATATTTTATAAACCCAATTTGTTGTATATGTATTACCATTATCTGTTACAGAATGAAGTAAACCATCATTTTTTCTCCAATTGCTTTCACTCAAATTATCTCCTTCAATGTAATCTCTGGCTCTTATGGATGCAAAAAATAATATTCCATTCGCATCTATAATGGGTGAGGTATAATAAGCATTTGTATTAAAATATCGCCATTTAAGTGCTCCATCTGCTCGATTTATTGCATATACATATGCGATTGTACTAAGATATATAGTATCGCCATTAACAGCAGGAGTATTATAAAATGGCCCTATCATCTCATCATAATTATTTGTCCAAAGCGCAATTCCTGTTTGGCCGTCAATGTAATGTAATACGCCATTCATATAAGAACCATTTCCAATACAAACGTTATTATAGCTATCAATGACAGGAGAACCATATATAGGATGAGCCTCATCGTCTGGTAATGTTGTGCTAGCGTCATAATGCCATTTATACAACCCAGATTCACCATCAACGGCATATACAAAACCATCATCTGACCCAAAATAAAGCCATCCATTTTGCCCTAATGCTGGAGATGAATTCACAATGCCACTAGTATCAAATGGCGCCAACCATTTTGAATATCCTTTATACCCAGCATCACCAATACTATAGACACTTTTTCCTGCGCCAAAATAAATAGCATCATTTGAATCAATTATTGGTGAAGATTGTAAAGGATATCCGGCATTATAAGAAAATTTGATAGTTCCGTCTTGATTTAAGGCATAAATATATCCTTCATTTGAACCTATATAGATTGTTCCATCAGACCCAATAGCTGGTGTAGTGTATATTGAATTAGGTGATGTAAATGGAACACGATTTGTATTGTTTACTTGCGTTTTCCAAATCTGAGAACCATTTGATGAATTTATAGAATAAATATACCCATCATTCGATCCTAAATAAAGAATACCAGTTGAACCAATTGAAATAGATGGAGATACAAATAAATTACCTGAAACAAATGGAGCTGGCGTGTTCCATACATTTGAAGGTTGTGTAGTAGGTCCAGTATATTGGCTAACACCTGTATGGCGAACATCTAACATATACATAGCTACAACAGGTGTAGTAGGCGATATTTCAGTTCCATTCCCACTCATATCATAAATTTTCCCATCATTTGCTCCAAAAAATATATGACCATAATTATCAATAACTGGCGTTGATTGAATTGAACTACCTGCTTTATATTGCCACAAATGTTTACGTATAGATGGATTAATACAATGTAAATAATTATTTCTAGTTCCAAAATAGACATTATGGCTTGAATCAATAGTAGGAATAGAATTATTTGATATAGCGTGATTAGACACATCAATTTCATATTTCCAATCTAAAATACCATTCGAGTTATCTATTATATTGAATGCATTTTTAGAAGTAAAATAAATTTTATCATTTGGACAAACAGCAATCGCAGATAAACTAACATCATTCACATAAATAGGATTCCATATTTCATCTGCGGTATTACTACTAATATCATACGCGTATACGTGGCCTTTTGTTGTACCAACATAAACGCTGTCATTTTCTCTAATAGAAGGTGTTGTATAATTTCCGCTAATATCGGTATCACTTATAGTATTTGACCACATTAAACCCAAACTATCAAAATTTATATTATTAGATAAATCAATCATATTAATTGTTGATGTAGATGCGGTAGAATTATACGCAGTATAACAAATTTTGGTATTAGAAATATCTAATGCCGGTGGACCAGTTACAATAATATTAGAATTTGCCGAGGCAGGATATTTCCAACCAATACCTCCCGATACAGTTCCATCACTCACCTTATAAATTAATCCATTATCTGTTCCAAAATATATATTTTGATTAATATCTATAATTGGTGATGTTATACAATTACCTCCACTTGGTATTGCTAATTTCCATTTCAATCCAGCAGATACTACATTATCAACTAAAGCATAAAAATATTTTGTTGATAAATTTGTTTTTGATGAAAGATATATCGTATCATCTAAACCAATGACCGGTGTTCCTACAAATTGATAATCAGTTATCGAATAACGCCATCTAAATGTAAAATCATGATTAAAAGCATAGAGAGAACCATCACCAGAAATAATATAAATTTCATTGTCTCCATTTATTGCAACAGCATTAGGATTAGATGACGCAATTGTAGAATAACTTAATATAGTTGTTGGTAATACTGATGGGGCTCTGTATATACTATGATTTGTATGTTGCGGATTTAACATAAACATATTAACAATAGGCGTTGGCACAACGAGTGGTTTTGCATTCCATAAAAATTTAACACTACCATTAATACCATCCATACCAATGCCTCCACCAGCACCTCCATTTCCAGAAATATATGAAATGAAATTTGCTGTTGATAAACTACCGCCACCACCACCACCGCCTTGTTTACCGCCAGCACCACCACCATAACCAGCACCACCTCCTCCACCTGCAAAGGTTCCACCACTTCCTCCACCACCCCCTATAAAAGTATAATTTTGTCCATTATTATAACTACTATCAATGTATCGATAACCATTAACACCTCCATTTATCCCACCTAGACCAGCATTTCCAGTTAAACTTGTATTACCTCCTTGTCCGCTGCCAGCACCGGAACCATTATTACCTATTTTTCCTCCATTGCCTCCTGGTGTATTTATATTATTTCCAGCACCTCCGCCTCCTCCAGCAATAATTTTAATAGGAATATTTGATTCAGAATCCATATAATAAACACTTGTGCTTCCTCCACCACCTCCACTTGATAAACCTTCTAAAGATGTTCCATTCCCACCATTATTACCTTGAGAATTTCCCCCAATTGTAATACCACCGGTTTTTAAAGGCGGTGCTTTTCCTCCACCTCCTACATTTACTTTAATATTATAAGAAATATCTTCTTGCAAAAATGTATAATTTGAAAAAACATATGCCCCTCCTCCTCCACTTGAAGAATAAGCATTTCCAGCACCGCCGGCACCTCTTGCTATAATATAAAGAGACTTAACGCCTATTTTTTTTTCAAAATATTGACTATCTCCTGTATATGAATAATTGTAACTATTGTCAAAGGCCATATATAAATGCTTATTCTTTTTTTATAAATTACCTACAAAATTGTTAAATATAATGAAATATATAATATATTAAAAATAAAATTGAAAAAACGATTTATAAATAAAGTGTATTATACTAATAATCAAGATGGAGAATACCAAGATCATGACAACCAACACCAACACCAAGGTCAAGGCAACCGGCAAAAATGATACCGAATTGGCCAATAAATATCAAAAAAAAACTGATAAAGAGCACGTGCTTGATAATCCGGATACATATACTGGCTCAATGACACTAACCGATTATGATTCATTTATTACAGAAGAAAATGAAGAAAAAAAAGAGTGTCTCGGTGATGGGTCGACATCTACAAAAAGTGTCATTTCTATTGTAGCCAAGCAAGTTTCTATTGTGCCTGGACTTTATAAAATTGTAGATGAAGCACTTGTAAATGCCCGCGATCATTCTGTTCGTATGAAAGAGTCTATTGATAAAGGACAAGAGAAAGCTTTACCTGTTACTGAAATCAATATAACAATTGATGAAAAAGATGGCGTTATTACAATTTATAATAATGGAAATGGCATTGATATTGCTAAACACCCAGATGAAGATATTTGGATTCCTGAACTTATTTTTGCCCATCTACGCACGTCAACAAACTATGATAAAGAAGCAAAAAAGGTCACTGGCGGAAAGAATGGTTTTGGGATTAAACTTGGATTTATTTGGTCTACGCATGGCCGTGTTGAAACAATCGACCATATCCGTAAACTAAAATACACTCAAGAATTTGAAGATAATTTGAATGTCATTAAACCGCCGTCTGTTACAAAATGCTCAAATAAACCATATACACTTATTTCTTTCAAGCCGGATTATAAGCGTATGGGATTAAATGAAGGATTAACAAGTGATATGTTGAATTTGTTGAAGCGCCGTATTTATGATTTGGCTGCAGTTACAGATAAAAGTGTTAAGGTGAAATACAATGGTGAAATTGTCCCAATTAAAAACTTCTTACAATACGTTGATTTATATGTTGGCGATAAAAGCACAACTACTCGTGTTCATGAAGAAGTGAATGAACGCTGGGAATATGTTGTGTGTATGGCGCCTAAAGAAGAATTTACTCAGGTCTCTTTTGTCAATGGGATTTTTACAGGCAAGGGAGGAAAACATGTTGACTATATTTTAAATCAATTCGTTAGAAAAATGACTGCTTTTATTAAGCAGAAAAAAAAGATTGATGTAAAACCGAACACAATTAAAGAACAAATCTTTCTCTTTGTGCGATGTGTTATTGAAAATCCAGCATTTGACAGCCAAACAAAAGATTATATGAATACACCTGTTGCTAGTTTTGGTTCTTCTTGTGAAATCAGCGATAAGTTCATTGAAAAGGCGGCAAAACTTGGTATTATGGATGCCGCGTGTGCTTTAACTGAAGTAAAGACAACTAAAACCATTAAGAAACAAGATGGCGTAAAAAGCAAGTCTGTTCGTGGTATTCCAAAGTTGGTTGACGCGAATGATGCTGGTGGAGCAAATAGCGATAAATGCACATTGATTCTTTGTGAAGGAGATTCAGCCAAAGCCGGTATTATGAGCGGTTTATCAACAACTGACCGCAATACAATTGGCGTGTATCCTCTTCGTGGTAAATTGTTTAATGTGCGAGGTGAAGCAGCCAAGCGTGTATCAGAAGTAAAAGAAATCCACGAAATAAAACAAATTGTTGGTTTAGAAGCCGGTAAAAAATATACACCAGAAGAAGCACGACAATTACTGCGTTATGGTAAAATTGTCTTTATGACTGATCAAGATTTAGATGGTAGCCATATCAAGGGCTTATGTATTAATCTATTTGATTCAGAATGGACTACCTTACTTTCAATTCCTGGGTTTATTGGATTCATGAATACGCCCATTATTAAAGCTCGAAAAGGCAACCACGAGCGTTTATTTTACAATGATGGTGAGTATGATGAATGGAAGAAAACTAATAATTCAAAAGGGTGGACTATTAAATACTATAAGGGTCTAGGCACTAGCACTGGAAAAGAGTTCAAAGAATATTTTGTAAATAAGAAAATTATTAAATTTATTAGCAATGGTGAAGTCAGCCGTGATGCGATTGATAAAGTATTTAATAAAAAGAGAGCGAGTGACCGAAAAGAATGGTTAGAAAATTATGATAGAAATTTATACTTGGATACAAATAAGGAGGAAGTTCCTTATGAAGATTTTATTGGGCAGGAGATGATTCACTTCTCTAAATATGATTGCGAACGTTCAATTCCTAATGGGATTGATGGTCTTAAAACCAGTCAACGTAAAATTCTTTACACTTGTTTGTTAAGACGTTTAACAAATGAAGTAAAGGTCGCTCAACTAGGCGGTTCTGTATCAGAAAAAAGCCGCTACCATCATGGTGAACAAAGTTTATATGGCGCTATTATCAATATGGCCCAAGATTTTGTTGGGTCAAATAATATTAACCTATTGCAACCCAACGGACAATTTGGAACGCGTTTACAAGGTGGCGATGATGCGGCATCTGAAAGATACATCTGCACTCACTTGAGTAAATTGACAAGATTGATTTTCCCTGAAGCTGATGATGCGATTTTAACCTACCTTGAAGATGATGGAACCCCAGTGGAGCCTATGTTTTATGTGCCTATTATCCCTATGCAATTGATCAATGGAGGGAAAGGTATTGGGACCGGTTTTAGTACAGACATTTTGAATTACAACCCGTTGACGATTATTGATTATATTACCGATAGGTTAAAAGAGACAAATCACACTGAAACATTAAACTTAATGCCTTATTATTCTGGCTTCAAGGGAAAAATTATTCCACTGACTGAAAGTAAATATTTAATTAAAGGTGTCTACCAAGTATTGTCAGATAAACAAGTGCGTATTACTGAATTACCAATCGGCACTTGGACCGATGATTATAAAAAATACATTGAAGAATTAATTGACATTAAGCCTTCAACAAATGAAGCAGATGATAAGAAAAAGGGCAAGGGTCAAAAAAAATCAAAGGTTGTTAATCAAGTGAAGGATTATATTGATATGAGCACTGATACAAGTGTTGATTTTACAATTACATTTGCGCCTGGTGTTATTTCAAAATTACAATCAGAAATGAATGGTGGAGAAGGTGATGTTGAATGTAATGCACTCGAAAAATTATTAAAATTATACACTACGCGTAGCACAACAAATATGCACGTGTTTGATGAAAAAGAAAAATTGATTAAATGCGAAAAAGTAGAAGACCTTATTGTGCGTTTTATGGACGTGCGTATGGATTATTATGTAAAACGTAAAGCATATCAAGTCATTGCGCTTGAAAAGGAATCATGTGTATTATCTAATAAGGCTCGATTTATTAGTGAAATATTGGGAGATACAATTGACCTCCGTAAAAAGAAAAGTGCAGAAGTATCTGCGATTTTGAAGGAACGAACCTATGATATCGTAGACGAGGATGAAGATTATAAATATTTGGTAAGGTTGCCGATGGATAGTGTGACCGAAGAAAACGTCGCCAAGATTATGACCGAACGCGACCGGAAGAATGGCGAACTTGAAACATTAAAAAGCATTACCGAAAAACAAATATGGTTGAATGAATTGGATGTCTTGCGAAAGGAATACATGAAAATTGTTACTGAAAAAGAAAAGGAAGAACAACTAAAAGAAAAATCATCTTCATCGTCAACCAATAATACATCTGCCTCTATGAAAAAGAAAAAAATTGTATCAAAGCATAAGTAAAAATATATTAGATATAGAAAGGAGTAAAAAAAAGATAAAATTATTTATTAATATGTATATTTTTTTATGGGATTTCATTTTTTTCATTATTTCATTCATTATAAATAACTAGGTTTTGTTCTAAAAATTTTTGTAAATTCTGACGTGACCATCCCTCTTTTTCATCTACAACATAAATTTCATAAAGATGAAATATAGTTGATTGAATAAAATCAAACCAGAGATTGTCCATCAATGCCGGATAAAGAGAATTGTATGTTGTGTATAAAATATATAATTTGTTTCCTCCTGGATTCTTTTTAATACGTTCACTGGGCTCTTTCGAATAATGCCCCCACACACCATTGTTTGAAATAAATTCTTGCTTGAATGAATTCCAAATAACTATAATTTGTCGTTGACTTGGCATTCGCATCATTGGCAATAGTTCAATCAATAATTCATTTGATTTTGATAATTGAGTTGAAACTTCCTTTAATTTATTTATGGGCAAATCTTCTTCGTTTACTTCAATAATTTTCTTCATTACTTCATTGTATAAATTCTCATACGACTCTTCATTAAATTCACTGATATCAGAAATATCATTCTTATTTTTAATAACATCCATTAATTCGGAAAATAATAATTCTTCACGCATATGTTCAGTTTCAGGTGGAATAATATAATCCACCATCACTCCAATTAATTCAAATAGTTTATCTGTATTTTTATATAACATTTCTTTGTTACCTTTGTGAATATCATATTTTGTAATCAAGGTTTTGAAATAATTAAATGGGTTGTAGTGAAAAAGATTTTCCCTATAATCACCTAGTTCTCCGCAACATTTGTAGTAGATTTTTACTAAATTGTGAGCAATGTCATCAGTAAATATGAAGGCGTGTGTTGCCATGATGGTTAATCGTATATACAATATTATGTATCATTTATATTATTTTCAATTTTATTACAATTAAAAAAATATTAATTTACATAAATTAATGAAAATGAACTATTACAGAGTAATATACTAGCTATTATACAAACATCCACCGGTTATACCCATAAAATTTGCACGTAAACGTATTTTGTCATTAAATAAACTATCTTCTTTTTCTGAAAATGGATCATCTTCATCTTCATCTTCATCTTCATCTTCATAGTGGCGATTCATTTTTTGATAAGATTTTATTTGGTTAATAACTGGATTTATAATATCATGAATCTTAGATAACTTGACCATAAAGTCTTCTTGTATTTTTTGAATATAACAACACCATTCTATGTTAGTTATGCGACCAGTTGATTTTTGTAAATCAATAAATTTTATATTATTATTATATACTTCTAATAATTTATTGTGTCTTTGTTGATACTCTACAAAACTCACATTATTTTCATCATGAGTTTTCTTGATATCTTCAAATAATTGTTCTTCAATGGTGGTGGTGATTGCTATATTATTTGCCATGTTGTTTGGTAATTCTTATTATAATTATAAAAAAAGGTTATTAGCCTTTCAATTTTTTATATAAATTATTTTATACATAATTTATTTTATCAAAGCTGAACTAAGGTCAACATCTGTTTTTCTTCGTCGTTGTAGGGACTGAATAAATCAAGTCCCGCTTGCTTCAAACTCGGCATAATTCGCTTTACATACGATGTCGTTTCGGTCTCGGTCTTCAACTTTTTTTGTTCTAGAAATTGGGGATGAAAATTCAAACTAAATTCTTCTACGCGTTTACGCCAGTTTACCATATGTATTTTTGAATACATTGGCGGCGTTTGTTCTAAACTGAGCGGGAACACGCCTTGCTCGTCGATAATTTTTGAAATCTCAGCCGGATCGAACAATGGGCAAATTGGGTTGCGAGTGATGCGGTATTTCATAAACAAGCGATAAGTGTCGATTTTAATCTTGGACGGCGTCACGGCGTGAACGAGTTTCTCGTTGAAGATAATCAAATGGTTAGGTGGGACACTGATTTTTTCTTTTTTTGAATTGTAATCGGGGATATCGGCTTTGGTAATTTTCGCGAATCCAGAACCAATGACTTCTTCAGTGTGGGTGCTTGGAACACAGGTAAAGTATTGTGTGTTCGTTTCGTCTAGATTGACCCAGCCGCCATAGATAATATCTCCTGGCTCGCCGTGTGTTTTCTTTTTTTTCACATTTGAAATATCGCGGTGCCACGATTCAGGTGATACGGATGTGCCTGGTTCTCGTTTAGCAAAACGGTCTACAATGCCTTCTAAATATTGGCCTTTGAATGTTTTTTCAAATAATGGGTGCATGTATTTGAAAACAGACAAGCGCAACTTTCGCACTTCTTCGTGGTGAAAGCTGGATGGATTTCCGAAAGCACCAAATCCACCCATAACATACTTGGTGGTGTCTTTATCGGAACGAATAAACTCTTTTTGCCCGCTGAGGAATGTGTCGCAATCAAAGTTTTTTCTGATGAATTCTGGGTAAGGAATCACGGCGACGCCTCGGTCTAATAGTTCTTGCATATACTGGTTGTTGGTCGTGCCGGTCATTCTAAATTGGTTGGTTAGTTTGTGCGTGTTATTCGTTATATATTTTGAAAAAGTTTTCAATTTTTTACAAATGATATAACCCAAGAGTTATCTTATATCATTTAATCAAGCTACAATCAATTTTTAAAACCATATTTAGAACCATTTTTTAAGCTCAAGTTGTTTATCATTTGTGGTAGACATAATAGGCATAGCAATAGGAACAACCAGTGTGCTAGCATCTCTCTTGTATTTCATATACCCATCTGCTTCACCATATACTTGATTGATTGAAAAATCCAAAACAATTTGATTCAAATCTTTAATTTGACCAGGAATATCAATGGGTAAATTTTTAGCATATTGTAAAAATATGGCACGCATGATAATTTGTAATTCATCCATATTTTGTTCACCTACTACATATTGTTGGTTTGATTTATTGTATACACCAGCACGAATGCCGTTTTGAACAATTTGTATATTTTTTCCACTAAAAAACGCTGTTGATAATTGTGTATCATACCAATTTCCTGTCATAGCATCTCTAAAAGAATGTTTAGTGCTATTAATAGGTATTCTATCAGCCATAGAAAAAAGTTGTTCTATATTTGGCCCTAATATATCTACTCGTCCGTTGCTTGGTTCTTTATTCATCTTCATATTCTTATTCATATTCATATTCTTATATAAATCTAATAGAAAAATTATTTTATATTAGATTTATGAAATACTACTTTTGAAAAAACTACTTTTGAAAAAACTAATATTATGTAATTATATTATATACTATGTTTCAAAAAACTGTAGCCACAATTGCTATTATTATTTTAATACTAACATTATGTTTTATAGGTATTGCTTTGTATCGTCAAAAATATAACTCTGATTATCCTCCAGTTATTCCTAATTGTCCTGATTACTGGGATATGTCTGGTAATATATGTATAAATACCAAATCTTTAGGAAATGATAATAGTGGATGTCGCGGTGAAGTGGATTTTTCTGGTCCACGATGGGCAGGACAATCCGGTTTATGCGGTAAACATAAATGGGCAAAATCATGTAATTTAACATGGGATGGTATTTCAGATAATCCGGAATTATGTAGTTAAAAAATAAAAAATCTTAAGGATGAATTATATATAAAAACATTAATATATTGTTTAATAATGCAATATACTAATTATAACAATATTTTAGAAAGAGAAACTACGTGTGAATCTATAAAAAATATTTTAACAAATTTTGAACAAAATAAAACAAATTTATCATTTAAGCGTGGAATTTATCTCTACGGAGCACCAGGTAGTGGAAAAACCCAATTTATTGTAAATTTATTAAATGAAATGAATTATGATATTATTAAATATGATGCGGGTGATATTAGGAATAAATCGGTAATTGACACCATAACAAAAAATAATATGTCAGACAAAAGTGTTATTAGTCTATTTAAAAAAAAATCCAAACCAATTGCCATTATAATGGATGAAATAGACGGCATGAATAATGGTGATAAAGGTGGTATTAATTCATTGATAAAAATTATACGTCCAAAAAAAACAAAGAAACAAAAACTTGAGGAATTATCATTTATTCCGATTATTTGTATAAGTAGTTATCATGTGGATAAAAAAATTAAAGAATTAATGAAAGTATGTAATGTATATGAATTGAATACGCCGTCTGATAATCAAATGCAAACAATTTTAAATTTATCATTACCAATCATAGATGATACTACAAAAAAAAATATAGCTATATTTTTACAAGGTGATTTACGAAAACTAAATTCAATTAATAAAATGTATAACTATAATAATGATATATTAAAAAATGAATTATTTAAAAGTATATTTAAACTTAAATCATACAATGAAGATACAAAAGAAATTACACAAAAATTATTCAACGATCAACATAGTATATCAAAACATAATACTATAATGAATGATACGGATAGAACTATTGTTGGTCTATTATGGCATGAAAATGTTATAGACATAATAAGCAATGAACCAAAAAATATAAGGATGCCACTTTATAAAAAAATATTAGATAATATTTGTTTTTCTGACTATATTGATCGAATCACATTTCAAAAACAAATATGGCAATTTAACGAAATGAGCTCACTAATAAAAACATTTCATTGTAACAAAATACTACATGATACAATAAAAAATACAAAAAATACAAAAAATACAATACAAGGTCCGCCTGAAATAAGGTTTACAAAAGTTCTTACAAAATATAGCACAGAATATAATAATTTTTTATTTATTCAAGAACTATGTCAAAAATTATCATTAGATAAAAAAGATATGTTTTCTTTTTTTATCAATTTGAAAGATAAATATACTGAAGAAGAAATATATAACATGTTTGAATTATATGAAATTAATAAATTAGATATTAATCGAATCTACAGATATCTTGATAAATATTTAAATAAAAATTATAAATCAATGAATGATGACAATACAAAGGACGTAGAAGACATTGAACCAGAATTAAATCACGAATTAAATCACGAATTAAATCACGAATTAATGTTATAGGTGAATTATTATATAAATATAAGAGTGAAAGAAAACATATTAATTAATAAAATATATATTTAAAATTACAATAGTTCAATTATTAAAATGAATTTAACTATTTCAGAAAAACCAAATAGTAATAAATTTCCTACCATATGTTTGAATATGATAGTGAAAGATGAATCAAATGTTATTGTAAATACATTAAATAATCTGTTTAAGTATATCAAATTTGATTATTGGGTTATTTCGGATACTGGGTCTACTGATGGAACACAACAAATTATAAATGACTATTTTTTAAAGAAAGGAATTCCAGGAGAACTAGTTTCACATGAATGGAGAGATTTTGGGTATAATCGTTCAAAAGCATTAGAAAGTGCATATGACAAAACTGATTATTTACTTATTTTTGATGCTGATGATAAAATAAATGGTGATTTAATATTACCATTCAATACAATACCAAAAAATAAATGGGTTGATCGTTATATGTTGAAATTTGGAAAAGGGTTTGAATATGTGCGTCCATTATTAATAAATAATCATAAAAAATGGGAATTCAAAGGAGTATTACACGAATTTTTATCAAATAAGGAACCAATTAATGAAGAAAATGGAGTTGTTGAAGGAGATTACTTTATTGATTCAGGTAGAACAGGAAATCGTAGTCAGAATCCAACAAAGTATTATGATGACGCAATGATACTAGAAAAAGCATATCAATCTGAATTATCATTACCAGATAAAGGATTGTCAGGACGTTATGCGTTTTATTGTGCGCGTAGTTATAAAGATGCCGGAAATAAATACCATAATAAAGCAATTGAGTGGTATAAAAAAGTATTGGATATTAACAACCACTGGAATCAAGAAAAATATTATTCGGCGCAAGAAATTGGAATGATATATAGAGAGAAAAATGATATGGAAAATTCTTTAAAATATTTATTGAAAACACTAGAATATGATAATGAACGAATTGAAGGACTTATCATGGCAATTGAATACTTGTATAATTCAAATCAATACGTTTTAATCAATGCGCTTTATCACAGATACAAAAATTATAATAAAAATCCTAATGAAAAATTATTCATTAACAAACACTTCTATCAGGATAAACTTGAATTTTATAATGGTATAACGGCATATAATGTTCACGATAAAGAAACAGGCTACAATTGCTGTAAACAAGTATTAATAAATCAAATTGTCGGAAAAGGTGAGTTAGGTGTTATTATAAATAATTTGTTTTGTTGTTATAAAGATTTACTAGAAAATGATAAAAATACGCTATCACTCTTTAAAGCATTAGATACGCTTATATGTAATGATAATGATATAGTTAATAATAAAATTGCGATTGAATTATGGAATTTTCTATTTGAAAAAAATAAATCTCTATTTACAAATTTAAATAAAAATATAGTTAAACAAATTCAGAAAGCATTACAACACCATAAAGCAAATCCTGACAAAAATAAAGTATTGATTACATTTACTACGTGTAAACGTCTAGATTTATTTAAACAAACGATTAATTCCTTTATGAATCATTGCAATGATATAAATATGATAAGTCACTGGTTTTGTGTTGATGATAATTCAACGACCGATGATAGAAAATACATGAAATCAACATATAATTGGATTGAATATTATATGAAAAACATTGACGAAAAAGGTCATCGTTCAAGTATGAATATTATATGGAATAAATTACAAACGATGAAACCGAAATACTGGATACATATGGAAGATGATTTTCTGTTTTATCATCCAATGAATTATATTAAAGAATCGATTGAAGTTTTATCGAATAATAACCATAATATCAAACAAATTGTGTTTAATAGAAATTATGCTGAAACCATAGAACATTATAGAGTAAAAAGTCATTTATCAATGAAAACACCACCCTTATATTCAAACATTTTATTGCAAGATCACCGGCCCAACGAAAATATAACAAATGTTCAAAACTCGCATTATTGGCCGCATTATAGTTTTCGTCCTTCAATGACATTAGTAAAACCGATATTGAGTTTAGGTAATTATGATACGCCTAATCAGTTTTTTGAACGCGACTATGCTGACAAATGGAATGATGCTAATTATAAAACAGCATTTTTCAATCGAATAACACATCGTCATATTGGAAGATTAACATCTGAAATGAATAGTGATAAAAAGAACGCATATCAGCTTAATAACGAATCACAATTTTTTGAAAATAAGTCCCAGCTCAAAAATAATAATTTTAAAGTAGTTAATTTAACTCGACGCCCTGATAGAAAAAAGGCAATCACTACACTTTTTAAAGACCATAATGTAAAAGATTATACATTTTATAAGGCAATAGACGGAAAGGAATTAAAATCCACAAATGAATTAAAAAAGATATTTGATGGAAATGATTTTGGAAATCGTACCGGCGTCATTGGCTGTGCTCTAACCCATTTAAATTTATGGAAGGAACTTGTTGAAGACAAGGATAATAATTATTATCTTATCTTTGAAGATGACATTACATTGACCCAAAATAAATTTAATGAGAGATTAAATAGCCTGAAACCTGAATTTGAAAAAAATGAATTGTTGTTTTTAGGTTATCATATGTTTTCTAATAAACGTAAAGAATTTGAAACTATATATGAAACAATAAGTGATGAAACACAAATCAAAATAGAAACTATAAATAAAGAATTATATATTGGCGGAACATTTGCATATTCCATAAATAAAATTGGAGCTAAGATATTAATTGATCACATAGAACAAAACGGCATCAAGCATGGTATTGATTATATTATGAAAATTACACCAAATTTGAATATAACAGAATTACAACCTTTAATTGTTTATTCAGAATGGGATGAAACCGGACACAATCCAGTGGATACGGATATACAAACCAATTCTGATAGTTTAGATTTTACCCAGACAATAGAAGATCAGTTTAAATTTGTTAAAAATTTAGACCAAATTGGGAACGATTTATATTTTAAACCAGGAACAATAACTGAATGTATGTTGAATGCGTTAAGCGATGCGAAGTGTATTGGATTTAACACCTTAGGATTTTTTAAAAATAAAATAGATAATCTAACTTCATCGCAATATTTTAAAGAAACGGATGGGATGTATATTAAAAAACAAAAGGGCATGAATCATGTGCATGTGCGCATTAAAATGCTATGTAATTGGTGTTCTTCAGAACAATTGTGTAAAGAATGGTCGAATATGTATATGGATAGAGATGGTCACAATTATAAGAATATAAAAATGACATCTTCAAATAATCCTGACGAAATAGATTATTATGTAATTATTAATTCTCCTCAACCAACGGACCATTATGTACCTGAACGCACAATCGTATTTCAAATGGAACCTTGGGTAGCTGACCCTCAAAAAAAATGGGGTGTGAAAACCTGGGGAGAATGGGCAACACCTGACCCTAGTAAATTTTTTAAGGTTTTTACACATAAAACTCAATTGAATAATGTCCAATGGCAGATTGATTATCCCTTTTATACCGAGCGAATTGTATGTGATGAGAGAAAAAATAAAATAGCAACCATTTGTAGCAAAAAGAATTTTGATGATGGGCATCAATTACGAAATAATTTCATTAAATATATAGATTCATCGAGCGAAGCATCATCTATATCAATCGATGTGTTTGGGAGAGAAAATTATCATCAATTTACAAGTTCATATAAGGGTTCTGTGCCTGACGATAATAAATACAATGTATATTCAAGGTATAAATATTGTCTATCATCCGAAAACAATTCCGAGAATAATTATGCAACCGAGAAATTATGGGAAGCAATTTTATGCGAATCTCTCTGTTTTTATTGGGGCTGTCCGAACTTAGAAGAGTATATAGATGAAAAAGCATTTGTGCGATTACCTTTAGAAGATCCAGCAGCGGCATTAAAAATCATTCAACAAGCTATGGCTGAAGATTGGTGGACGCAACGAATCGAGGTAATCAAACAAATGAAAGAGAAAATTCTGAATAAATTAGGATTTTTTCCTTTATTAAAAGATGTTTTACATTGTTAATATGTTTTACATTAGTGATATGTTTTACATTGGTGATATGTTTTACATTGGTGATATGTTTTACATTGGTGATATATTAGTATTTAATTTCATCGTCTTGTTTTGCGGTTTTGGCGAATGTTGCGTTTTTGGCGAGTTTTTCGGTTTTGGCCCGTTTTTCGTTTTCGGTGAGTTTTGTTTATCCTTTTACCACCTTTTCTATCTTCTAGTTGTTGCATCTTTGGATACGAGGGAAGGGGGTGGGGGGTAGAGTCTTGTAATAGAATTTGTGTACTTGCTTGCAACGTTTTTTCTACTACACTATCTGCTAATTGATTTGCTTTTTGTAATCCTTCATTCGCGACCTTTAATTGTTCTTCAGCATGTTTAATATTTGCTAAATAATGTTTTTGCATACCCTCACTCCACGTCTTCATCGCTTTATCTATCATTATCATGCTATCAACCAATTTGTGTTCCTCTCTCCATGCACCAGGACCAGCCAAAACGTCTCTTTGTAATTTCCCTCGTTCCTTGCTGGATTGAATACTTTGAATTAACGTACCAAGTCCACTAAATTTCCATGCTACCTGAATTGGTGATGTAATAGTTCCAACCACACCCGAAGGCATTTCTGAAAGTTTAGATTGTCCTCTAACAAACCGAGAACCCATCCATACCGATAGACCACTTAATAAAGCACCAGTTACACCAGCAATCAAAGCAAAATGTTCAGTGCCAAAGGTCATACCTGGAGCAGATTCGCATCTATAGGAACCTTTTGTTGTACAAGTTTCTCCCCAATACCTACCTGGCGTACAATTACTCTCACTGGTTGGAACCGCTATAGGATGATATGGGTCATCTATACAAGGACTGCCATAGAAAGGCCAAGAAAGAACATTTTGTAAATTATAAGCCATATTTCCGGCCATAGCAGTTAATCCTACAAGTCCAGCGGTAATAGCGCCTCCAAACGAATGGCCAGCCAACCCACCAGGAATTGTACCAACTGCCATTGCTACATGCTCCGTAAATTGTCTTTTTTTTAGTTCTAAAACTTTGCCTTCATATTTTGCTTCCATTTCTTTTACTTGTATATTATATTCTTGTTCTACTCGTTCCAAAATCTTTTTTTCTTCATCATTTAATTTATCAATAAGTTTTGACAAGTTTTCATGAGCATTTTTTACACGTATTTCAGCAGAGTTAACTAATTGTTTGGCTGCATCACTGGTGTTACCCATCATCGTAGCCGCAAATTTTTTTTGCTCCATTTGATTATAATGTACAGCTTTCTGATAATCCACCGCGCTCGCTACTAGTTGAGTAGTACTATCATCATTGGAACGAGGTGTATTACTAGGTGATTTTAATTTAACAATGGTACGCATTCCGTTCTCTAAAACTTCTTGTTGTTCTTTAAGTGAAGGAGCGTTAGCGGAAGGACTTGTGCTTCTTTTGCTGCTCCTGCTTCCTTTTCTGCTGCCGCTGCCGCTGCCGCTGCCGCTGCCGCTGCCGCTGCCGCTGCCGCTGCCACCACCAGCAGTAGACGTATTACTTTTACGTTGAAAACCTTCTAACA